GGAACTGCATCAGCATCAACAATAGGTGCAGATACAAGTGGCAACACAAATCATTTTACATCTAGTGGTATAGTCGCATCTGATTGTAATATGCCTGATAGTCCTGAGAATGGGTTTGCAAATATAAATCCATTGAATGTTACAGATTCAACTTCACCTACATTTAGTGAGGGTAATTTAAAAACTGTTGTTTCTAATGATGGTAGTAAATGGGGAGGTTCTTCAACTATAGGTGCTTCTAGTGGGAAGTATTATTTTGAATTTTTAGCTACTCAAAGTAGTAATGTTCATATTGGAGTAGCAGACGAAACAGCAGTTAGAGAGGGTGCAAGGATAGATGACCACAATGTAACAACTGGAGGCAATGCTGTTTATTATAGAAGTAATGATGGTAACAAAAGAGTTATAACGAATGGCTCTCAAGTAACAAGTAGTTATGCCTCTACTTATACAACCACAGATATTATTGGTGTAGCTTTTGATGTTGATGGTAGTGAAGTTACTTTTTTTAAAAACAATTCTTCATTAGGTGCTATAACAATACCAACAACAACGGAAAATTTATTTATTGCACTTTCTGGTGGTACTGGAAATGCACAAAATACTTTTCATTTAAATGCAGGTGCAGATTCATCATTTGCAGGAAATAAAACTGCACAAGGCAACACAGATGGAAATGGCATAGGTGATTTTTATTATGCACCACCATCAGGCTTTCTAGCACTATGCACAGCTAACCTACCAGAACCAACCATAAGTCCTAATGCAGGAGATGGTGAACAAGCTGATGATTATTTTAATACAGTTCTTTATAGTGGTAATGGTGGAACAAATGCTATAACTGGAGTTGGTTTTCAACCAGATTTTGTTTGGACTAAATTGCGAAGTCAAGCAGGTTCACATTCCCTTGCTGACGTCATTCGTGGTGGAACAGCAGTTATTCGATCTGACCTAACAAATGCAGAAGTAACTAGAGCAAATCACATTCAGTCTTTCGATAGTGATGGCTTTACGCTTGGAGCAGACGGAACATCAAACTTAAATGGGTCTACTAATGTCGCTTGGAACTGGAAAGCCAACGGAACTGGTGTAAGCAATACAGATGGTTCTATAACAAGTACAGTAAGTGCAAATACAGATGCAGGGTTTAGCATTGTTACTTATACTGGTAATGGTTCAGCAGGTGCTACAGTAGGACATTCTCTTGGCACTAAGCCAGAGATGATTATTCTTAAAGAAAGAAATGCTAGTGGTAATTGGGTTACATATCATGAATATGCCAATGCTAATGCACAAAACGGATATATAGCTTTGAACTTAACTTCAGCTTGGACTTCTAATTCAGCATCTTGGAATAACACATCACCAACAAGTTCTGTTTTTACTCTTGGAAATGGTACTGATGTTAATACAAACAACCATACTATGTTAGCCTATTGTTTTCATTCAGTAGTGGGTTACTCAAAGCTTGGCACTTATATTGGAAACAGTTCATCAACTGGAGATGGTACGTTTGTCTATTTAGGGTTCAAACCCTCTTTCGTTATGCTAAAAGACATTGGTGGTGGAGAGTGGGGAATGTTTGATAATACAAGAAATACTTTTAATGTTGTTAATAAACTTTTAAATGCCCAATCAAATGGTGCTGAATATTCTGGTGATACAAATAGAGATTTGGATTTTTTATCTAATGGATTTAAATTAAGGAATGGCTCTGCCCTTGTTTTTAATAATTCAGCAAGGACATACATCTATATGGCATTTGCCGAAACAAGTTTTAAATATGCACTTGGAAGATAGGAGAAAATAATGGCTTGGTTACACAATGGAATAACACTAAAAGTTGGCAAGAGTTGGACTGATGGGAATTATAAACACCCTTATAATTGGGCAAGTGCTTGGTCAGCAGAAGATAAAGAGCATTGGGGTGTAACGTGGCAAGATGACCCTGATACAAGCTATGATGATAGATTTTATTGGGCAAGAGATGTTGCAAGAAGTCTAACAGATATTAATGAAGTTGACGAAAATGGTGATGCTATTTTAGATGAAGATGGCAATCAAGTTGTTACATTAGGTCTTAAATCTATATGGGTTGCTAAGACTAAAACAACTGCTAATGGTTTACTAGCTTCTACTGATTGGTATGTAACAAGAAAGTCTGAAAGTAATGTAGCAATACCATCTGCAATAACTACATATAGGTCAGCCGTTAGAACTGCAAGTGGCACAATAGAAACTGCAATAAATGGTTGTGCAGATTTAGATGCTTTCAAAGCATTGTTTGTAGTACCAGTTGATAGTGATGGCAATCCTACTGGTAATGCACCAATTTATGATTTTCCAGACGAGGTGTAAATGGAGATAGAGGCAACATTACTATGGAACTTAGTTTTGACTTTAGTGATATTGCCTTTTGGGTGGGCATTTTCCAAAATGTTCTCAGAAGTTAAAAGACTACAAATCCTGCTAAATAAAACTCGTGAAGAATATTCCACAAAAGAAGATCTCAGAGATACGTCAAGTCGTGTAATGGAGGCACTACATAGACTTGAAGATAAATTAGACAAAGTTCTTTCCAAATAAAGGATAGCCAATGATAGATCCTATTTCAGCATTCTCAATGTTGACTACGGCTCATAGTGCCTTAAAAAAAATGGCTTCAATGGGCAAAGATTTGTCCTCAGCAACGAAAGCGATAAGTTCCTATGCCAAAGCAGAAGCTGAATTAGGCTTTGCTAAAGAGCAAAAGAAAAAAGGCATATTTGGCTCTGTTATGGATAATGCAATAGAAGAGCATTTTAAGGAAGAAGAGCAAAAGAGATTAAAAGACGAATTGAGGTCATTATTCCTTTTATATGGTGCAGATGGAATTGGTCAGTGGGAAAGATTGCAGGCAACGATTGCCTTAGCAAGAGCCAAACATCGTAAACAATTAAAGGAAATGCAAAGAATTAGAGACCGCAACACACTCATTGTTGTCTGCACTATTTTAATAACATTAGGAGCAGGCGGTATTATTTTATTAGCGAATTACCTGAAATATGGTTCAGCATTCTAGCACGAAAGCAGGCAGAATAGCTGAGTTCTTTGCTTGCGGTGTTATAGAGGATTTAGGTTGGCAAACATCTCTGTGTCAGCAAGATGGAGTTGACCTGATAGCTTTTAAGGACAATGAGTATATTCGTGTTCAGGTTAAAGGCTCTAGCATCAAGAGAAGCCTGAGAAACAATGGTTTACAATTTATGATGGGTTTAGGATCTAATAAAAGATTTCCTAATTCAAATGATTACGACATTGCCTGCATGGTCTCAACTTATCACCGCAAATGTTGGTTTGTTCATGTTTGCAATATACAGCGAAAATCAATCCGCAGACCCAAAGCCTTTTTTGAAAATACCGAACTTGAATATGAGAGTTGGGAAAAGTCACTGGATATTTTTAGGGAAAATAAAATTCATGGAAAATATTAATTTTAAAATTTTTAAAGTTTTTAACAAAATCGGAAACATTTTTTACAGAAGATATATCCGACAGATCAGAAAAGAGCAGGGAAAATGAAAGAGCAAGGCATCCATTTAAACTTATTAAATCAAATCCGCAGACATGAGGGATTGAGATTAAAACCATATCATTGCAGTGAAAATTTTTTAAGTTTGGGTTATGGGCGAAATTTAGATACGAATGGAATATCAGAAGCTGAGGCAGAATTTATGCTTTTAAACGACCTTTTAATGGTCGAGGGTGAGTTAAAAGATGAGGGATGGTATAATCAGTTAGATGAAACTAGAAGGGCAGTCGTGCTGAATATGGCTTTTAATTTAGGCAAGCCAACTCTATTAAAATTCAAAAAATTTATTGGTGCATTATCTGACGATGACTATGAAACTGCATCAAAAGAAATGGTCACTGGATCTAATGGTGGCGAGAGCAAATGGGCATCTCAGGTTGGCAAGAGAGCATATGAATTAGCTGACCAAATGCGTACTGGTGAATGGCAGGATGTTTAAGGTACTGATTACAGTTTGTATGATTAACAATCCGACACAATGCATGTTTATAGAAAATACTCAATATCCAGTAGTTTATGAAACCTTTGAAAGTTGCAAAGCAAGAGCCTTAGAAATTGGCTCAGAAGTTCCAAAGTATTTACCTAAATGGAAAGCCATGAGATGGAAATGCACAAAGATTAGGGAAGGAAGATTTACATGATACCATTAATAACAGCACTAGCACCATTGATCGGAGACATAGTTAAGGAAGCTATTCCTGATCCTGATAAAAAAATGGATGCTGAAAATAAAGTTAGATTAGCATTATTAGAAAATTCAAAGCAGATTGAGGCTTCAGCAAGTTCTATTATATTGGCTGAGGCAAAGTCAGAAAGTTGGATAGCTTCTAGTTGGAGACCAATTTTAATGATGAATATAACAGCTATAGTTTCAGTTAATTTTCTAGTGTTTCCACTGGTTGAAGTTTTCACTGGAACTGAGTTAT